AAACGGAACCCGATTCCACTGTATTGCCAACACCAAACCGTACTTGACGGTTTAGCTTGACGTAACCCTGGAGCATCTTCGTGTTGTCTCTGACGCCATTGGCCAGATTAGTGGCATTGTCATCTTGAGGTCCGAGCCGGAATCTCATATGTTTTAACACGACCCATTTGTCTGCATTGATCGGACGACAATGCATATCCGGGCCTGAAACCAATTGAGAGAAATCTTTTCCTCTAATTGTACCCGTGTCACGCCAAAACAACGTGTTACTGGCGGTAGCACCTGTAGCGTCTTTCGGCGCTATGAATGCAATATTCCACAATTGCATTTGTGACGTAGTATTCCGGATTGCATAGCAATATTTAAATCCCGAGACGTTCACGACTTGCCCATCGCGCGCGTTGATATCACTGATAGATGTGCGCGGAATATTTCCTGTAAGTGGAACAAATGTCAAAACCCGGGACGTGACTGCCGTTAGCGCATTCACCGTTTCGGTAACTTTTCCTGGAGAGTAATTTGGTGATTCACCGATTTCTCGAATTCTGGCTCGTTTGGACGGGCCACGAGATTTGCGTCGCATTCGTCTCTTGGCGATGTACGCTCTTCCTGCACGCTGAATCCTTTTAGCTGCATATTTCATAATGACACGACCTGCCTGATAAGCTACTGGAGCGTACTTGCTACGTGATAAAGCGTATGCACCTCTCGCTACGACCATAGACATGATTGAAAATATATGTGCCACATGTAAAAAAACATGTGGTGGGAATGGGAAGGCAGGCGTTCATTCTTGGAGGGGGATGTGTGAGTTGCCCATTATTACCAACTCACCTCCCCCCTTCCCTCACAAATGGTGAATGGTGCCAAAAGGTGGTGTTTTACTATAAACAACTATACTGATGAGTCGCTGCTGCATCTGTCACTTTTATCTGAGGAAACTCGGGTCGAATACCTTGTGTATGGACGAGAGCTCGCTCCTACCACAGGAACTCCCCATCTTCAAGGCTTTATCTGCCTCACTACACCTTTCACCCTTACAGCTTTGCGGGCACTGTTGCCAAGTTGCCATCTGGAGAATGCGAGAGGAACTCCAGAACAAAACCGCACCTACTGTACTAAGGATGGAGACTTTGACGAACATGGCTCACTACCATCTGGAAAACAAGGAAAACGTACGGATTGGACTCAATTCCGCGACTGGTGCATTGAACAAGAAGTGGCGCCCACCAACAGAGATCTTATGCTCATCTACCCCAGCCTCTGGGGACGATACCCTCACGCCGTCCGTGCTATGGCGGATGAACTCTGTCCTAGGATCATTCTGCGCAGAGGACAGCTCCTCGACTGGCAGTCTGAACTCGATACCCGACTGGATGGCCCCTCTGATGACAGATCAGTCAATTTCTATGTCGACCATGCAGGAAACAGCGGTAAGTCATGGTATTGCGGATACCTTCTTGGAAAGCGAAATGATGTCCAAGTGCTTGGACCTGGAAAGCGAGACGACTTAGCATACATTGTTGATGTTACAACCAAAGTGTTTCTGTTTAATATTCCCAGAGGGAATATGGAATACTTGAATTATGGTTTGCTCGAGTCACTTAAAGACCGAATGGTCATGTCAACTAAATATGTCCCTGTCATGAAACTAATCCGTGAATGTCCACATGTTGTTGTATTTTGCAACGAAGATCCTGATCTAAATAAAATGTCTGGAGACAGATATAACATTACTAACATGTAACAGGCGAAGCCAAACTGTGCCATTTATCTAAATCGTGCGCTCCCAGCGCGCTCTCTCCGGATGGACACCTACTTTGGTTCACGGAAGTAAACTAAGTGCCGTTCGTCTATGTCGGCGCTTGCGGCGACACCGACCGCCCCAGCAGCTGCGAACATGTCCGTACACCAACGGACCATATAAACGGAACCCGATTCCACTGTATTGCCAACACCAAACCGTACTTGACGGTTTAGCTTGACGTAACCCTGGAGCATCTTCGTGTTGTCTCTGAC